AATATAGTCTAAAACTATCATATCAAGTTTATTTCCCTCGGCAATCATTTTACGAATCTGATTTTTGATTTGATTCATAGTCAGAGTATCTGAAGGTAACTTTTTAAGTGTTAACCTATTTTTGGTGGTTTCTTTAATTACTCTAACTTTTTCCATCACCTCGTCCCTACGACCTGATAAGTTATCTGGAGCAATACCTGTCCATAAAGTAAAATGTTTACGTTGGATAATCTTTGGGTTGTCCTCAAAGAAAACCTGTAATACACTGTAACCTAAATTGAATGCGTTATTAGCAATTTTCGTTAAGAATGTCGTTTTACCAACACCTGTCGGAGCTAATATTACACCAATCTCACCTTTAGCTAAACCACCCTTTAGAAGGTTGTCAATTCCTGGTACTCCCATTGGTATTGGGTGACGATAATCATCATTTAATACTTCATCTAAGTTTGAGAATACATCCGCAGTTCCAGCGTCGACTTCACCCACTTGGAGAGCCTCACGAACCATTTCTTCTAAGTGGTCGTAAGATTCAAAATCCCCCTTGTCAATAATTTTTTGAGCTTTAGTCATAACCTTCTGAAGTTCTTGTTGTTTACAGAACTTTAAAGACTTTTCTTGTACGAATGTGGAACCTTCCACTGGAGCCTCTTTTACCTCTGACAACATATCCAAGACCATTTTTTGAGCCATAGGTGATGTTATTTCACTTTTTGTAAGTTGTTCTAAAGTTGAAAATGTCGGAGCGTGGTCGTACTTCATATAGTACTCCTTCGTCATCTGCATTATCAATTTGAAATATTGATTATCGAAGTATTTGGGGTCCATTACATCCACAATAGAATTGGCGAAGTCTTTATCGACTACGATGTTATTTAATAGCTGTATTTGGAATGAGTTACCTAAGTAACCGAAGTTGATTTCTTTCGACATGTCAATAAAATTTCTTTAAGGTAAAATATAAATATGGTTAAGATAACTGATAATCCATATAGGTGTTAGATAAATTTTCCTCTGAGAAAATCTCTGTCAAGGTCCGAAGCACACTTTTTAGTTGCGGACGCACATCTACGGTGTATCTTATCTTAGGTGGGAAAACTTTTGCGTCAATAATTTTATGACAAATTATTTCATCACCTAATTTAATATAGATGTTAAAGTGTTCAGGACCATCAGTATTTGAGGTATCCAAAATTGTTGGGTCCATCTGAATTTGTCCGTAATTATCCAACATATACACCAATGTTTTCTCCTTAAGATTCTCTGTTAAGACTTCAGTTATCTCATTAACTTTTTGAATCATCTCGTAACTTTTACGAGCTTTTGGGTTGTACCCTCTCACGTTAAAATAACGTTGTACAACGAAGTTGTCATTTAATGTAAGAAGGAATTCCATCTTAGTCACATCATTTTGCTCTTTCATAATTTTAATTTTAATGTTTGTTTTTAAATCGTTTTTTTTCTTTTCTTGTCAGTTTTAAAAATGGTTGTAAAAATTCTACCCAAGCATCATCTTGTTTAGGTAGGTATTTGAAGATGCCATCTTTGTCCATCATCCTCATAAGATTTTGGTATCCTCTTCCATCGGGGTCGAGCTCCTCTTGGTAATAATCTTCAACTTCACGTTTTCCTTCGTCATTTATTAATGGTGAGGACAAATCTACGAGTTTTTTATTGATATCGAAGAATCTTTTCCCTAAAACCCCTCGTTTTGTTTTACCATCTATAATACTTCTCAGAACTTTACGTTTGTCACCACCTTCGATTAACTCTTCAGTACAACGTATAATATCGTTAACAGACACTACATTGTCCAACGCATCGGGAAATAACTTAGCAAATGTTTTCTCACCCAACAAATATATTCCGTCAATATTGTCAGACTTGTCCCCTGACATTATCTTAAACATTGCGATGTTGTTATGAGGTATAGAAATATCCTTTAAAGGTATCAAATCTCCCTTCTGGTAATACGCTCTATGTATTGGGGAGTATACCCCCACATTGTCCGAGATAAGCTGTGTAAGGTCTTTATCTGATGAAAATATAGTTTTGTTTTCGTCAACTGAAATTTGACAATAATATGCGATTGCATCATCAGCCTCACAGTTATCTATCGTTACCTGACGGATAAACATATCCTCCAAATATTGTTGAACCCTCGACATTTGCCATTCAAATGAAATCTTCTTAGCTTCATTCATGTCACTCTTACGATTCATCTTGTATTCAGAGAATAACTCCCTTCTTTGGTCTGAGTTATTTTTACTATCCCAAAATACAATTACCTTATCATAATTGTGTTCCAATAAAAATTTCTTGAGTGTGTTGACGAAGTGAAAAATTCCACCAATATGATTACCATTATGGTAGAATTCCCTCACACCGTGAAATCCAATCTTAATTAAATTATTTCCGTCAACTAATAATGTATTTGTCAAAGTACCTTCTTTAGAGGGTTACACATCTTCTTTTACATCTTCTAACTTAAAGTCACCATCCGCACCTATAACTTCTTTCCAATACTCTGATTGTTCTGACTTATAAGTTTCAATTGATTTCTTTTCTTCTACAGCTTCTTTTCCTGCCAAGAACCCGTGAGGAGTTACAATGATTTTTCCATCTTCATACCCCAAACCATTAATGTGGTTTTTCATAACCGACACCTTTGTTCTTACAGCGAATTTAACTTTTCGTTTGTCTTTGACCGCAGCAATCTTATTTGTTCCTGCGTTTTTCTGATTACCAAATAAGAAAACTAAAGATGAGTTTAACCATATTGCTTCACCACCTTTTGCTTTAATCTTTGGTTGTCCAAATGGATTGTCAGGTAACTCAACCCAAGGTTGATTAACAATCACTAATGTGTTTTCATATTTTGAATCCGATTTTCTCGAACCTGAAATACGTTGGTTGATACCCATACCTATCTTATCCGCCAATGTTGCCGCGTTGTGTTGTTTACCACCCTTACCGTCAAAAGTCATCTTACACGGTACAGAACCAACAGAATCCCATAAGAACAATAAGTCGTAATCCAACTCACCTTTTTGCTGAGCATCTAATAACTCATTAATATAGTCCGTAATTTGTTCTATATATGAGAAGTTATTATTGAAAAGGAAAAATCCATCCCATTCTAATTCTCCTGTTTCTTCGTCAACAACCTCCTCACATTCAAAGTCCATTATTTTAGCATGGTCAAATGACCATTTTTGCTCCGTAATAATGAATACAGGTAGAATACCTTTCTTTTGTGCATCAACTGCCGCCTTTACTAAGGCTGTCGTCTTTCCAGTGTCCGAATGACCTAAGAACATATTTAAATGTCCAATTGCGGGTCCCGGTAAACCAACGGCATCCAAGAATGCATCACCCAAATCAAAAAATCTTTGGGGTTTGTACTTTGCTGAAGTAGAGTACTTCTTCTTCAACGAACTAAAATCTTTTTTCTTAATTGCCATATTGATTAAATAATAAAGATGGTGCAGACATCGCCTGCACCATCATGTTAGTTTTTATTAAAACGGTAAGTCTTCGTCAATATCCATATCCGATTGTTTGTCAGACGTTGGACTCTCCGTAGTTTCAGATGAACCACCTAAGGTCATTTCAGAACTCTCACTGTTACCGTAAACATACTTTTTCAACTCTGTATCCCAAACAGGTGTTTCACCTCTTGAAATAGCCTCTAAATACTCTACAGGTTTTTGTGCGTAAACTTCACTCCAAGTTAACTCATCATCCATCCATTCTTTCATCTGTGCAGGTTCAGAGTGAAGTGGTGTTGGGTCATCATACATAATAGTCTTAACTACCGTGTACTCAATACCTGAAGGTGTCTTAGACTTAGATAAGTCAACAATTAAGTCACGACCTTCTTTTGCATCTGTAATGTCACCTTTTTGTCTCCAAATTGGAATAATTTTGTCAAGGATACCTTCTTGCTTGTAGTTGTCCTTAAATCTCCAAAACTTAACTCCGTCACCTTCTTCATCACGGTCAACAAGTTTTACGATGTAAAACTTACGTGGACGATATTGACGAGCCAATTCTTTGTCAGACTCTTTACCTGTCGACATCAACTCTTCATAAACCTCAGTAAGGGGTGAACGTTCACCGTCATTCTTTCCTGGGTCGTAAAGTTTAGTCCATTTACCGTCAACCTGAACTTCGTGATACCATACCTCTTTAAAAGGTGATGAACCATCTGGTGTTGGAAGGATACGGATTACTTTTTGACCTGCTTTGGTCCCTTTAGGTAGATACGTTGTAAAGTATCTTTTTAACCTGTCTTCTTGCGAGATTTTAGTCCCACCACCCGTGTTTTGGGTGTTTTTTTCGTACTGTGATAACACAGCGTCTAATGCATTTGCCATAATTTTTCTTTTTTTTCTCTGTTAATGTTTCTCTTAAACTCATTAGTAAATATAGTCAATTAGTCTACAAAGTCAAATCATATATAAATAAAAAGACCACTCAAATGAGTGGCCTTATTATAATCGTAAATTTTATATTTGTCAAATATTATTCTTTGTCTTCGAAGGGTACGTTAAAAGATTTTCTAACGTCAGTGTCAGAATAATTTTCAACTTCATCAGAAGTTAAGACATATTCATTTTTACCGGTTGCTTCCATATCACTCTCTTTATCTGAAAAGAAATCTGATAATTTTTGACTGTAAGGATAACTATCTAAACTTCTTAACTGTAGTTTCTCTTCAGGAGATTTTTGACGATACTTTTCAACTTTAGCTTCAATATCATTAATCTTTGTGAATATTTGGTCCATCTGAGATAATTTAGATTCTAAGTCAGATAATTTCTCAAACATAGTATCCATATACTCATCTTGCTTATCACTAATTTGATTTTGCTTAGTCACTAAATCAGTAATATCCAATTCTTCAGTATCACTTGATACGTCTGCAGACTCAACATTACCCTCGTCACTAACTTTTTCAACCTCAGGGTCAGTCTCAACATTGACAGGTTCTGAAATTTCTTCAGCTCCCATGTCATCTGTTGGTGCACCCATCGGGTCAGCATCAAGAGGTGCCTCTTGTTCTGTTATGTATTTGTTGATAGAATTATATCTACCTAACTCTTCTAAAATTTTCTTATCGATTGCCATAATCTTTTATATTAACCATTCAATAGAGTTTTCACTCCATGTGGTGTTTCAACTTTTAATGTTCGATTAACTTTCATAGTGTTATCTACTCTTTCAATCAAACCGTCTCTTATACTAACAGTATAACAGTCTCCTGTGTCTAAGTCACAAACTTCTTTGTAACCATTTCCGGCGTCCTTTTCAGTAATTCTTGTGTCTTTTGCAAGATACTGGTCTAATAAATTTTTAACATTCATAGTATTAGTTTTTATTATAAATATATCGTTATGTGTAAATTACTTAAAAACCCTTTGCCTTAGCCAAAATAATAACCTTTTTATAAATACTAGTCGCGGTTACAATTTTTTTATTATAGTCCTTGTATAGTTTAGTTCCTGGTGTTAATACGGATTTTATATTATCTATCCCACCTGCTCTAAATCCAAGACCAGTATTCCAAAAACCAAACCACATTAATGCGTAAACCTGAGCTAATTCATTATCGGTAGGATTCTGGCTCCCATTAGATACAAACGTTATTAATTCTGTTATCGCACCCTTTGAACCTTCCATTCTAATCGTGATTCCATTTAACCCGTCCTTGAGTGAGTCAAAAGCAAATGTAGGTCTATAAGTTTTATTACCATTTGAATCTGTATCTGAAACTTTTAAACAAGTCTGACCAACAGCACGACTAATCAAGGCTGATGCCCATTTATTATCACTATGCATACCAACACAATTATAATTATAAGCGTTCACAAAATTACCATCACCTTGTTCGATTCTTGGTGCTCCAGCAATTATTCGTCTAATATCGTTAGTACTACCTAATTGTTTAGCCGTCGATAGTACCTCATTAACCGGAATTGTTTGTTCGGTTACTTTCAAATATGGTAAGTCAGGATGTTTTGATTTTCCTTGACACTTACCCTCACCTTGATTTGTAGTATTACTCGCAATACCGCTTTGATTATTATTTTCTGTACTTCCAGTATCTCCACCCTGACTATTTGTTTGAACTTTTCTAGGTTTTTTATACTTACGTATTAAATCTCGGTTAACACTCATCATTAAGTTATCAACCGAT